TGCCGAGACTACTCTCGAAAATGCGAAAGCATTTATGGATGGGAACGAACTGAAGAACGAGGTTTTTTCCTGATAATTACAGAAATATGATCAGGGGGCTGTCGCAATAATAATTCCAGCGACAGCCCCCTTGTGATTATTTTTCAGTTTTAGTTTTAGTTTCTGATTTCGTTGTATCTGCAGAATCTGATGTTTCAGTTTTATCCGCAGATTTTTTTGCAGAAGAATCTGAAGTTTCTGCTTTATCTGTATTTTCCGTTTTATCTGTAGTTTCTGTTGCATCTGTAGTATCTGTAATGTCAGCGGTTTCTTCCTCAGGCTCATCAATCTGTTTCATATCCTCGTCAGAAGTATCTGCATCCATTTCATTCAGCTCTTCTTCTGTCAGCGGTTCAAGATCATCCTGATAAATTTCCTTATTTGTAATATCATCTTCTGACTTCTTCCCACATCCGGCAAGACCGATGGATGCCAGAAGCATTCCTGTAATCATAAAGTATTTTATTTTTTTCATTTTAATCATCCTTTCGTCTGTTCCACATAACACAAATGGTGTTTCATTTTCAGATAATATTTATTCTGCTGTTCTCAATCTGCCTGCCAGATCTTTTATTTCCTGTATGATATCTTCTCTGTCTCTGACCGGCACTTTGTCTGTACGGTTTACATATACAGTCCCCAGACTGTCACAGCTCATCTGACGAAGCAGCATCTCTGCCGTACTTTCCGCTTTTTCTCTGGGTCCGATACTTCCTGCTGTCAGCAGAACTGCTCCTGTTTTCTTCTTAGGAACAGGTTCTTCTTTACGGATATATCTTGCGCTGAAATAGGTCTGCAGTCTGCTCATCACAGCAAGAAGCATTCCCGTAACCTCCTCAAAATATACAGGAGATGCCATAATAATATGGTCACATTCTTCAATGTACGAAAGAACCTCCTGCCATTCATCTTTGACTGCGCATCCTGCATGGTCAAAACACCATCTGCAGTCTATACACGGTCGGATATCTGCCCTGTAGGCATTAACCACCTTAAAATCCCCTCCAAGATTTTCCTGCAGAGTCCGGATCATATATGCAGTTTCACCGTTCTTTCGCGGTGAACCGTTGAATATCAATGTTTTCATCTTTATTTTTCCTCATATTCTTTCCTGAGAAGTGCTATCTCACATACCCATCTCTCATTATCTTTGAATGCTTTCAGAGCATGTTTCATACGCTTTAGGATAACACATCTCTTTTTTCTGTCTGTAATATTTATGTAACCTTTTGTCATGGTATTATAACAAAAATACGGTTTTATGAAAAGACTTATTTCTTGACGATTCTGTGAATTCTCTATATACTTTGAATATATCCGATAGCAATTACGATTTATTTTTTGTTAATTCTGATCATCTGTTCAGATATTTTAACTGCCCGGTCTCTTTAATATTTTTTTAATACTATATCTCTAATCTATTATAAACGAAAGCGAGAACTATACATATGAGCCTACAATCCAACAAGCGAAGCCAGACGAAATCTTCTTCTGCACGCAGGAAAGACATCTACAAAAAATCAAAATACTATCAGGAAAAAAGGCAAAAATTGCTGATTGCAACAGGTATCGGTATCTTTGTTCTGGTTTTTATACTTATTCTGGCAGGTATCCGCGGATGCAGCAACTATATGAGTTCCAGACAGGCAGCAGCCAAAAAAACTGTTTCCATGAACGCTTCTGAGGACAACAGCCAGAAAGCATCCTCAGATTCTCAGAACACGGATTCTGTTTCTCTGACACTCAGTGTTGTCGGTGACTGCACTCTTGGCACAGATGAAACTTTTGATTATGATACCAGCTTAAATGCTTATTATGAAAATTACGGTGCAGATTATTTCCTGCAGAATGTAAAAGATATTTTCTCCACAGATGATCTGACTATTGCGAATTTTGAGGGAACACTCACCGATTCTGATGAACGGGAGGACAAAACATTTGCGTTTAAAGCACCTGCATCCTATGCTTCTATTCTGACAGGCGGGTCTGTAGAAGCTGTAAACACCGCTAATAATCACAGTCATGATTATGGCGAGCAGAGTTTCGATGATACTCTGGCAGCACTGGATGATGCAGGAATCGTTCATTTCGGATATGATGAAACCGCTGTTATGGATGTAAGGGGAATCAAAGTAGGATTAGTCGGTATCTATGAACTGTACGACCATCTTGAACGCGAGCAGCAGTTAAAAGACAATATTGCAAAAGTAAAGGCAGACGGGGCACAGCTGATCGTAGTGATCTTCCACTGGGGTAATGAAACGGAAACCGTTCCGGACAGCAACCAGACAACACTTGGACGCATCGCGATCGATGAAGGCGCTGATCTTGTATGCGGACATCATCCGCATGTACTTCAGGGCATTGAAACTTATAAAGGCAGAAATATTGTATACAGCCTCGGAAACTTCTGCTTCGGCGGCAACAGTTCTCCAAGTGATATGGACACCATGATCTACCAGCAGACCTTTACTATTGATGCCGATGGGGTAAAAAAAGACAACGTGACCAATATCATTCCCTGCTCCATTTCTTCTGCTGCCTATGATGGATATAATAATTATCAGCCAACTCCGGCAGAAGGTGATGAGGCAACAAGAATCCTTGGAAAAATCAATGAGCGGAGTTCCTGGATTTCTACTGCAGAAGGCAGTACTTTTACTGCAAAATATAACAGTAATAATGACTCCCAGAGCAGTTCTGCAGATACAGCTGCTTCAGATAGCGATATCGTTGATATGAACAGTTCAGCTTCAGATGACACAGACGCAGAGACATACGACGAATCCTATGATACTGATAATTCGGACGCCGAATAAATAGAGCCTTCATTCATCCAAAATCACATCAATACTTCAAAAGAGCTGAAAAATCCAGTTAAGGACTTCTCAGCTCTTTTTTATATTTTTACTATGCTTTTATCAGGCAGATAAAAGCATCCTCTTCGCTACTTGCTCATAACCAGATAATTGATTGATATAATTATTTGGGTGACATTATATGATAATCATAGCATCTTCTATGGTACGTTCAATTGCCAGTTCCACAGCTGTGTCATCTTCTTCCTTCATGGCATCTTCCATCTCTGCACCGATGTCATCGTCGTACCCGAGGCAACTATATCTTTCTGTTGATACGGCCTTCACGCACCATATCTTGTACGCTTCAAGTCCTTCGCTTTTGAGCATACAAAAAGGAGATTTACAAACGAAATCTCCTTTCTCTAAGTCCCACGCCACAGATGGCTTGTAATTTGTATCATATTCTTCATTTTCTTCCTCATATTCCGGTATATCCACCACCGGATATAAGTTATTGTCTGCCATATGTCCTCCTATACTGTCCTCTTATACCGGTCTGGTTATAATGTCGATCACAACAGCAGTGTCTTGCACCCACGCAATCAACACTCTGTCTCCGGCCTGCAACTGCCGCATAGATTCCGGAAGATATGCTTTTCCAGAATGTTCATCTGCCCGGACATCGCAAAATGCATCTCCCGTCTTTCCAAGAGTTAATTGCCTACAAACTCTGTAATCACTCTTAGGAATTGGAATCGGAAATGTATTCGAGAGCAGGCTGCCGTCTGCCTGAATCTCTGCAAAATCAAGGCAGAGCGGCTTATCTGCATGATCTCTCATTCTTGCATCTAATACCGCAGCTAATCGTGCGACACCGTCATTACTGTCATATGCCATATGCCCTCCTAATCAAACGAGCCTTCGTCTACCCAGCCGCATACATGGGTCTCAGCCCAGTTAACATTTTCCAAGCACCATGGATGAGCACTGCCCGGATTACTGTGTGTTATTGTCGCCTTTCCGGCGCTTACCTTATATCCTGACGTTGCATCCGAAGAAACATAATGATAGCCGCCATGGAAGTTGACTGTATCTCCGATGCTGTAATCTCCATCCTTTTTCTTGTTATCCTTTTTCGAAGACGAAGATTTCAGCTTAGTTTTCTTTAAAGTCATAGTCATTTCCATCTTGTCGCAATCATGAGTAATTGCCTTTACCCAGTAATACCCTGATCCAGTTGACATTTTAAGATGGATAATATCTCCTTTTCGGATGATAGGAATGTCGATAGTAACTACCTTGATTTCCTCTTTCGGCTTTCCATCATCATCAAGGACTTCCTTTGCCTCTTTTTTTGCTTCATCTAAGCTATCATCCTTGCCTCTTGTAAGTATTTTCTGGCGAATGCCGTACTTTGTCTGACCATCGACCGTTGCTTCTACAGGTCTGCGCTTATCATCGTCTGCTTCTCCGAGAATCTTTACTCGCGTAACCATTCCCGAAGTGCTGATCTTATGAGAAACACTTATCAGATTTTCTGTTTCGGCAAAATGATAAATGTTCTTGTTGCTGCCAATTGCCAGAATCTGGGCTTTGCCCTTGACAGAACGGATTGCAGAATAGCCCCCACCCTTTTTCTTCGCTTCATCCAGAATATCTTTGACCATTGTGCCGAGTTTCTTCTTGTCTTCCTTAATAACTCCGTGGACCACATCAGGTCCGGTATATTTACCAATTGGTATACCCCATTTCTTGAAATAATCCTGTATAACCTGCTTGGTTCTTGCTCCGGAAGAATAATATACACAGTCTTCCGACTCCTGCAAATCATACAGGTTATCATAGGCCTTCAGCTTTAATGGTTGACTGCTTGACTTTGCAGATGGATTCCATTCTACAATCCGGCCACGCATAGCTTCCTGTGCAGTTCCAGTCTTGTACCGATAATACAAGTACAAATAACATCCCGGTTTAGACAAACTGGAAATCCTGCCTTTTGTGGTCTTATCATTCTTTACAGTGCACGACAATCTGGCTGCAAGTTCGTTTTCCAGCTCTTCCCATCCCAAATCTTCGACAAAATTGGTGATGTCATATTTTTTCTTTTTTTCAGTCACGAGGACTAAATAATAAGAATATTTCAGCGGATCAACCATGATTCCTCCTTTACGGTATCGTAAGGATAGTGCCAGGGAATATCCAGTCCCCTTGGTTGCTATCCTTATGCCCGTA